GCGATGTGGGGATTAAAGTCTCTTGAAGTGATGCTGTCAATAATTTCGTCTGGATCAGTTAAGTCTGTGACATGGCAGGTAGTCCAGATTGTATCTTTGTGAGTAGCGAGCAAACGCCTTGTTCCTGCTTCTGTAATGCCACTGTAGCCTGTTTTGTAGCGATGAGCAGGGATGCCATGATACCAGACAGTCACATCGCCTTTCATCACGAAGAATGGATGCGTAGTGAGATGAAGCAAACTTGTCAGAATCGTATCCTTCGGCATATAGATTTCCCGAATATACATACCCGGCGTGAACCTATGCACCAGCGGACATTCCCTCGGAGGAAGTTTAAGAATCTCCAAGTCCATCAAGTTTAGCTCGTAGTTTGGATCGCCATATCCAATTACGCTCTTTGCTTCAATCTTGTCTGGAATTGTCAGCGTCATCGGTAGAGGAAGTAGTCGTTGGGTGTTGGTGATAATATATCAGCACCGATTAGGTTGTCTGCCCGACTATAGTTTGCTATCCGCAATGGAGCGCAAGTAGGAATTTCTAAGCCTTCCATCTCTTTCTCTTGTTCTTGCACGGCTAATGACAGGTTACTCAAGAATTCCTGTGCCTTGCGGTTCTCACGCGAGTTCAATGCAAGAACCGCATAGATCATCGCATCGGGGATGAACTCAACCAACTCTTTCGGGTCGGTCAAATCAAAGTATTTCTTCGATGCGTAAAGCGTGATACACTCGCAAGTCCTCGGTGCTTTGAACCTACGGAATGTAGGATGAGCATCGTTCGGTTGATAGATTGCTATCAGCGTCTTTGCTTCCAAAGCGGTATCGTAGGCATACACGCGAATCCTGCCTTTAGTTACTGGCTTGGTTACTGACCGAATCCCCTTCACAAGAAGATCGGACTTCGCCAGCGTTGGAGGATTGGCGGTAGTTACCTTAACCTTGTGGTAGGTGTCATACTGGTCTTGCGCTTCAAACATCAACTCTACACCGATGTCTTCAGCTTCCTCGGCCATTACCCCGATTTGGTATGGATGCGTTGTGTAGTCTCGGAAGAGAACATGGAGTCCTCCTACTTCTACAATCCCTCTATGGCATGAGTTCCCTGCTTGGAGAGCAAAAGCGTTGGTCGCATTGAACCATTCATCAGCGAGACTGGCTGAGTCATTTCCGATCCAAGCAAGTTTGATTTGCTCATAACGGGCTGGAAGCGTGAAGCAATCGTTCACGCAACAAATCTGGACGTATTCTTCTTGCGAAGTCCACGCCCTTTTGTTCCAAAGTAGTCGCCTTGCTTGGTTTACGGCTTTGACTCCACGCTCGTATGAACAAGTGCCTGAGTCTCCGACGAACCCCTTCACAAGCTCTACCATCTCTTCGAGGGTATCAGCCATAGGGATTATCGTTTCCGATAATTATTTCTGGTAGCCTTGCTTGGGAGTGCCAGCAGTCGTGTAGATGCTTGGCTTCTTTTTTCCCAAATTGGGCATATTGCCCATACCTTCACGGATCATGCCGCGAGTTGGTGAGCCTCCGCTAACGAGTTTAGGATCGGTTCCTTTTAGTGGTGTCATATGTTTAGTTTTTCTTATGGCTTGTTTATTACGAAGTGTGAACCGCCATCCAATCCACGCTTGTTATTTGAGAAAGGTTGTTTTCTACACGGATAGAAAATCCAGTAGTTGTTTTGCTGGCATCAACCAAAGCAAACAATGGTGTAGCAGACGCTCCAATAGTTGCATTGCAGTTAGGGGTGATAGAAATTCCGTAGGTCGCGGAAGGTAATGCAGCAAACGATACAGTCTGAATAGAGTCTCCAGCGGGAACACTTCCAATGTTTCCATAACGAGCTTTAACCGCTGGCTCTAAAGCATCGACTCGCGTATCAAGTGCGCTAATCTGACTCTGCTGGTCAGCAAGGTCTTCGTTGATTTGAGCAACTTGCGCTGGAGTTACATCGCCCAACCCCGGAACATTGATTGTTCCGTTAGTCAGAACCTCATCAATGAATACTTGGAATACATTCTGCCAGTTTCCAGTTGGACAAAAATCATCTGGAACATTTGGAAATGTAAGTGCTGGAGACGAAGACTGATTGTCCATAAATTAGTTCACGATATTGTAGTTCCAGTATTTCTCTTGGCAACACAAAAATGGTTCGCACTCTTGATTTTCTTCTGGGCAGTCACCAACCGGAGAGTCATCGTTGTTCTTGATGTTCGCCATCAACCTTACTCGGTCAACTGTAGCTGCTCCAGTTAGGTTTACTTTGATCTGGAATTCTGATCCTTCTACCGATGGGATTCCTGCCAAGTCATTGCACTCACTTGGGTCTGGTGTGTTAAACTTGTAGCGTTTGTAGCGATTACCTCCTCGTTGCGGAAAGCATTCAGTTACTACTGGTGAACATGGATCGCACCCGAATGTGGTAGGAACTTTTAGTTCTGACCAGCATGGATTAGAGTCAGCGCGGAAATCGACATAGCTATCTACTTCACCCTTAATCTCACTCATCCACATTTCTCCACCAGTAATCTTTTTACGGAGGAACTTGTTAGTAGCCCCGCTGCGGTTGAAGTCATACCTACCAGTTGTGAAGAAGGATTCGATCTGCCTGCTTCCATTCGGGCCGTAGTCATCGCCTTGAGCTGTGGTGAACTCGTAGAGTCGGTTCTTGTTGTCTTTGTCGAATGAGAATCCAAATCCGCGCTTCTCACCTTGGATCAATGCAGTCAGTAGTTGAGTTGGTCTAATACCTGTCCAAATTCCATTCCAGCGGAATGATAGTTGTGCGTCCGGTGCAGGCGTTGAGGATTGGTCGAGGTCGAGAACAACCATGCCCCTATGAAACCTATTCAGTCCCTCTACGCCTTCTGCGCGGTATGTCTGTGGTGAAACAGTATTGATGAGGTAGTTGTCGAAAAAGATAGTCGAGGCGAATTGCTTCATCCACGGGGTATCATTTGATACCCACTTGTTCACATCCCTTGATAGTTTACGAAGGGAGAAGTATCTATTGAACTCGGATTGAGTATTGGAATAGAACGCCCAACCATCGTGTGATCTGAACCAAAGTTCGGAGTTTACCAATGCAAGATTAGGGCTGGTGCATCCGCGCCCAAGGAGTGAAATACGCTGGATGTTTGATGTGTTCCATTGTGACCTTGGCAGAGATACATCCATTGAGAATGCTCCATTCCCAGTAAGGACTACAAGCTGACCTTGGCCGCGAAGGTTGTATCCAAGCTCTGGCATCGCCTTCATGCCTGTAATATTCCCCATCATGGCTGGTGTCGAGAAAGCTCCGCCTTCTGCCCAGTATCCTATCTCTGTGAAGTTCTCGGTATTCTTCGTATCAGTAAATCCACCACCATAGATGATGTCAGAAGCATAGATTTGGTTGAACCTATCAGAAACAAAGACTCGCCCGAAGGCATACTCCATGATCGTTCCAATCGGCATCTTTGCCAAGTATGGGTTTAGTCGATAGGCAGGTATCTTGACTGTTCCAGTTCCTGTTCCCTTTTGAGCATCTGTAATGATTGCAGTAAACTTAACTCCAATCGTATTGGATGGCGCACCGATCAATGTGAAGTTTGTAGTTCCAACCGATACAATCTCGCAGTAGTCTCCGCTCTGGATTTCACTTGCTGTCAGTGTTCCTAATACTCCATCCCATGCGATTGCATTCTGGTAGCCATTTTGGATGTATGCCCGATCTTCAGCCTGCACGAAGAATGTGTGCATCATGCCCGGATCGTTGCCTTCAATAAGTTTGTAGGCAAATGCACGATTGTTTACGATCTTCAGAAAGTAGATAATGCCAGATACCGATAGCAGGATGCCATCGCTCGTTCTCAAGTTTGTAGAACGATATGGATACGCACCTTGAAAGTTACCACCAAGAATATCGTTAACGATAGTCTGGCTTTCTCCATCTCCAGCCATAATCGGAATATTCCGAATACTTGGCCTTGTTCGGTTAATGCCGCCTCGGAATGTCCTATTTACCGATTCTGATACTACAGACTCTGGTAAATACGATGGATGAGTATCTGCGTCTTGCGCTATGATACTTGTGAATCCATCAAAGACTGATCCTTCTGCTGGCATTATGCGTTGACACTCTTGATTACAATAAAGCGCAATGTCAGTGCTTCAGACAAACTTCCTGCGGTGATATTCCTAATCACGATGTTAGCATTGCCTGCCGCTGGAGCTACCGCAAAGTTGTATGAGCCAAGTGTTCCTCCAGAGATATGGCTTACAACAACAATGTCAGTAGCGTCGATAACCGAATTGCTCAAGTTGAATGTAACGGCAGTATTGGCCGCGAGTGCCGCGCTATCGGTAACGATAATTCCAGTAGGACGATTGAGTGTAACAGAATTTGTCTTTGCACCCGCGCCTTGGGTAACCGATCCACCAGCACCAGTGTCATATCCAATTTTGGATGAGTTACCATTCGCCAAGATAGTCGAGTTGCTGGCAATCGTGCTGTTCACAATAAGCGCACCAGTCATCGTATCTCCAGCTTTATTGAGCTTGAGAGCATCAGCGGCATCAACATACTGCTTGGTTGTCGCTTGAAGATTTGTAGTTGGATTCGCGGCCAAGGACACGCTGGTAGCATTGACTATTCCTGCGTTTATTGTTCCTGTAGTAGTCAATGATTGGCTACCAAGATTAACTGGGTTAGCTTGAAGAATGTTATTCAGCGTAGCAAACTCAACGCTTCCAGTTGATGTCTTCCGTAGAAGAGTATCATTAGCTCCATTAGTCCACGATATTGTTCCGTTCGCATTGGAAATGAGAACTTGCCCAGATGGTGGAGTCTGAAGCGTCTTATCACAAGCAGACGAATCTTCTACAACCAACCTTTTAGCGATTGCTGTAAGCTCGCGGGGTTCGCAGAACAATGGATATTCCAAGTCGCATGGCGGGGCTGGAGTGCATGGAGTCATAATATTAATTCAGAATATCGGGCCAAGTTGCTTTGATGCCAGCAAGGTCATCTGGAAGCGGAGTCAAGGTAACATCACGGAGTGCTTGTTTAGCAGCAACGATTTCAGCTTTCTTCTCCTCGTCGTTAGCCTCAACTGCCTTCATAAACTCAATGTCGAGCTTGGCAAGTTTAGGAGCGCGAGCAACACGGAACTTATCAAGATGGATAGCTTTCGCTTTCTCAATGTTTACCTTTGCGCCAAGTTCAGCGTCAAACTCGTATGCGTTAAAGTATTCGTTATCGATGTCAATTGACTCAACAATCTTGTATTCTACTCCTGCTGGAACATCTTTGATTGCGTCATTAACATCGCCAGTAGGGATAACTACTGCTACTTGTCCGTTAGGTTGTGGATAGGTGATAAACATAAGATTAGTTTCCGAAGACTGCTACTGATATAGGATCTGTATCTTGAGGAGTTCCACCAGAATCTTCAACAACAACCGATACAGATGTTGTTGTTAATGGAGTGCTACCAGATACAATATTTCTTGCGAGAGTAGATGCAACATCAGAAGAAGAAAATGTAGTAAAATTCGCGCTCGACATTGCTGTTGTAAGATTTACTGTATACCTTCCAGTTCCAATTTTTGAAACGCTCGAAACATTGTAACTGGAATTGATCGTTCCGGGCGATGTAGTCCCATTGAAATTCACCCATGCTTTGCAAATCTGCTTCTGCTCGTTAGTGCCAAGTTTTGCTGCGGTGACTGAACCATTAGTAATCTGCGTTGCCCCAACAGAGTTAGCGGCAAGCACAGCACTCGTAAACGAGGTTGCATCGTTAAAAGTAATTCCTGCGGAGTCGATTGTTGTTGGCATAAAATTAGTTTTATTTAATTACTGAACAAAAAGCATAAATTGGGTCTGTGCCAGCTCCTCCTGCTCCATAACAATTTATAGAAAATTGACTTGATGTAAATGTTGTGGTAGTTGTTGTTGATCTTGCATCTGTTACAGCAGTAACACAATAATTCGCATCACTCATTGGAGTTGTCATTGTAATTGTGTATGATCCAGTTGATGTTCTCAAAACACTCGTCACATTTCCACTTGCACGAATTAAACGATTTGTATTTGCTGTGCTTAATGCACCAGAAGAGTCGCGTGTGCCATCAAAGTTCACCCATGCACGGCAAGCGTAAGATGGTGCAGAACCAGATGCAGTAGATAGCTTCGTGGCAGTAGTTGCTGTAGTAGCATTCCCAGTCAAGTTTCCTGTAATGCCACTCGTAGTCAGAGTAGCGGCAGTTGAGCCATTGACCTTGATATACCCTTGCGCGAGGCTTGAGTCGTTTTCTAATGAGAGTGATGTTGCCATAATTAGTATTTAATGCAGGGAAGAAGTGCGATGTTTGCTGGGCGAGTTTCTGGAGATGTTCTCGTTCCTGGAGTGATAGTTGTTGAAGTTCTGGGATAATTAGCAGTTCCGTTAAGTCCAGAGGTATAACCAGCAGTTCCCATAGAAGTATAGGTAAAATTTGCTTGCGTTGTGTGTTCGTGTGCTTGCAAGGCATCACCTTCTTTTGTTCCAAGAGTTCCAGAGTAGGTAATTCCAGAGATTGTTTGCGATCCAGTTCCGCGAATGAATACACCTTCCAAATCTGGCAAGGTTCCAGCAGCACCATAAGTTGTTCCAAGGATTGCGTAGAGTGCAGAGAAGTCAGCAGTTACGCCTTGGACAGTTCCAGTTCCATTTGGAACTGTATTACCATTGCAAAACAAAAATCCAGTTGGTGCAGTCGAAGTTGCAAAGTGATATACGCTTCCAGTTGGCACTGATCCATTCCCAATGAAGTTTGGACTTACGATTCCTGTTGTTCCGTTAATTGTGACTGGCATAATTTTAATCCTTTATACTACTGTCCATGTTGATCCGCTTGGGATTGTTACAGTAACTCCAGAGTCAACTGTGATTGGCCCCGCTGACATTGCGTTTTTGTTTGTGGAAATTGTGTAGTCCGTGGTGACATTTTGATCGTTTTCCCAAAAGATAGCATCGCCACCCGCACCCGTTGCGCCACCAGCAGGCCCAGTTGCACCCGTTGATCCAGTTGCACCAGCACCCGGCCCTGTTGCGCCTTGAATGCCAGTAGCTCCAGTTGGCCCGATTGGGCCAGTTGCGCCTGCTCCGGGGCCAGTTGCACCAGTCTTACCATTCAATGATACAATGACAATCTCATCACCAGACGGGACGGGATTGTTCATTGTGATGGTATATGGGTATCCAGATGTAATTGTATAATCCAATGGGTCTTGGACTACTCCATCAATCGTTACAAGGAATGATGCGCTATTGGTTGTTGCGGCTCCATCAATGTTGAAGGTAACTTCAGTCCCATCCCCAATGTATCCCCAACGGATACCACCACCAGTCTCTGAAGCAACTATAGCTATGCGAGCATAGTAAGCCGCTCTCTCCGCAATCGCATTCATCGCGTCCTCACTTGGGCCGCATGGATTGCATTTTGAACTTCTGGAATTTCCGCAACTCATAGTTTTTATCGTTAACGATAGTTTAGGTTAAGTCAAGATGTTTGTTCCACCAATAGATATGGAATTGTTTTTTGATTGTATCGGTTCATCTCTGAATAGACGAGGTTGATGAATCCATCCCATTGCGGTGGGTAGATCGTCTGGCATCCTTCCGAGGAAGTCGATTTGTAACTACCTTTGTGAATGTTGATAGCGATGCCCATATCGTCTCCAGTGCCGTCTCGCGTAACAGGCAACTCCTCTTTGGAGTTAGCAGGTCGCAACGCTGGATAACCGCCTCCGGGTTTACTGATACCATGATTCCCCTTACGATACCTGTGAACGCCCGTTTTAAGAACCGCGATACCTTTCTTAAAAATAGAAGGATCAGTATTCGCATTGAATGTAGCATGGACTGAAGGTGATAAAAGAATAATCGCGTCATCATAGATTCCTCTTTGGTTACCTGATGGTTGAAATGTTTCAGAGTAATACCCCCTAATGCCGATTAAAACAACTCTATCTTCTATTCCTGCTTTTATAGCCATAGCTAAAGATTTTTCTTTAGCTTGTTGAGGTCTTGACTTTGGAATCATCATATATTACTCTTCATCTATGAAGACTTGTTGCAGATGTAAAACCGAAAAAGAATTG